CTGAATATGCGTCTGTAGGAGCTGCGCAAATTAAATATCTTGCAATATGTAATCATTCAGATGCAGACCCATTTTTAGGGGCTCTTAGACCATCTGTAATAGCAATTAACTTAAATACACAAACAATAAGAAATGGAGTGGTAACAGCACTATAATGAAAGAATCAATAGAAAGAATAATAAAAGAAACTTTAGATCATATGAATCTTTATTCAGAAGATGCATTAGAAATGATCTATAAAACTGGTAAAGCTGAATCAGGATATAGAACATTACAACAATATGGTGGGGGCCCTGCTCTAGGCTTTTTCCAAATGGAGCCTGCTACCTATCGAGACATTTGGGAGAATTATGTAATGTATAGAGAGAAATATAGAAATAAACTATATTCATTGGGATTCGATGATAGTAAAATGGATTATTGCTTAATGTCTAATATAGGCATACAAGTAGCAATGTGTCGATTACATTATCGCAGAGTCCCATCAGCATTACCAAAGGCAGGAGATTTAGAGGGTCAAGCAAAATACTGGAAGAAATACTACAATTCTCACCTTGGAAAAGGTACGATAGAACACTTTATGGAGGCTAACAATGATTGACACTCTTTATAATAGGCCGTTTTTAGGCTCAACAGGGGCCCTAGGAGGCTGGATCGGAAGCGTGGTGAGTACAACTCCCATCTTTCAGTTTATCGCGGCTTTTACGGGCTCTATAATCGGAATAGTAACAATCTGTGGATTGATCCATAGGTTATATGAATGGATAATAAAATGAACTATATACACCCAGGTAAGATAAGTTGCCCCCATTGCACTTCTTCTAAGGTGAACAAGAATGGTGTTAGAAATGCAAATAAAGGTGACATGCAAGAATGGAAATGTAGTAATTGTAAAAAATACTTCAGGACTCCAATAGAAAATGAAAATATTGTATTTGAAGATATTGAGCCAGGAAAGATACTGCATTGTAAATTCAAACAACCAGTCAAGATACATGGAGCTACTGATGTACATTTTGGAGCATTAGAGTTTCATATGGAAAAATTTCAAGAGTTTATTGAGGAAGTAGACTCTGATCCAAATGCAAGATGGTTTCTTAATGGAGATAATATTGAATTTATTCCTCCTAATTATAAGATATCACAAAGAGGACAGTCAATGGAGCCAGACGATCAGCATATACAATTTATAAAGCTGATAGAACCAATAGTGGATAAGCTATTATTTGTTAGAGGTGGTAATCATGATATGATAAGAAGTATTAATCTATTAGGATTTGATGTCTCTAAAGTAATGGCTGATATGTTGAAAGTCCCTTATTTCAAGCTACCAGGATATACACAAATAAGTATAGGCAGAGAGATGAACTGGTTTTTAGTAAGTGGACATGGAAAAGGAGGTGGTAAAAATGGAGATTTGGAGTTGGATAAGATGTCTGCAGTCTATAGTGATGGTGACGCCTTTTTCTTGGGTCATAATCATCAACTATACACTAAGCCGATTGATAGTTTAATAGTCGATGGTGAGGAGGAAAGGTTACATAGGAGGTGGTATTGCAGAGGTGGAAGTTTCTTAAAGTATGCTGAGTATGCTAGATATAGTTTCTTCCCAATGATACGAACTGGCTGGGTAACAATGGAATTTAACGAAGATTCAATTAAAGCATGGACAAATTAAATGGACAATTGGATACAAGATTTGGGAGTAGTTGGAGTGCTCTCAGTAGCTCTTATGTTTGTGTTAAAATATCTAACACAGACATTATCATGGGAGGTGAAAAACTTACATGATATATTAATAAAGCTTATCGATAAGATTAATAACCTTAAAGAAACATTGGATAGATTATTTAATAAAAATGGACGATAAGATAATAGAGAGAATAAAGAAGTTAGAAAGAGAAAGTCATCCTCCTGTTGACTGGGAGGATAAAATTAACAAACTAGCTAAAAGAGTAAAGATTTTAGCTAAACTAATAAGTAAAAGGAGATAACATGCCAGCAATAATAGCGTTTATAACAAAAACATTCTTAACTGAAGCTATGCTTAAGAAAGTAATGCTTGTTCTTGGAGATTATTTAGTTGCAAGTACTAAGAATAAATTAGATGATAAGCTATGGAGCCAAGTTAAGAAAGCAATGATGAAGTAATGCCAAAGTCGATTTTAAAACTAAGTAATTTTCATGGCGGTATCAATAATGATTCTGCCGCTACTGATATTGCAGATAATGAGTTTGCTGAATTAACTAATGCAAAAATAGATGAAGTAGGTAAAATTACTCTTCTAGGAGCATGTGTCACTGATGTTCATACGTCTGCAACTATGGATATAGATGTAGGCACTACTGCTGGCGTAGAAAAAGGAGGCAGAGGTTTAGCAATAATAGAAACAGATTACAATAAGCTTGAAGATAATGCAAATGATGTTAATACAGGTGCAGACGAGGGGAGTGGCGCAACAACAAAAGGCCACTATCAATATCTCGTTAATGAAACTAGTACTGGTGTGCAGTTGACTCGAATTGATGATACAGACGAAACTGGACATATGATATGCGGAAATAATGATAGCAAGACTGCTATGCCTGAAATTTTCTATCAAAATGGTGCTATAAGGGTATATGATGCAGCTTCTACTCCTGCTATTCCTAGATGGAGAGGCCATATAGATCAAGTTCAATATGGAACTAATTCTAGTGGATCAAATATCCTGTATCAAGGACATGTTAATAACGGAGGTGCTGATCAATGGTATTCTGCAGATGCTAGGATTAAAGGAGCATTTGAAGAGATGTCAGTTACTTTTGCTAAAGGTGGTACCCAGACAGTTGGTAAGAATTTAATTGCAGGGTCTTACTATGCACAAGGAGGTTTAGGAGCAACTCCAGCAGAAGGCGAAGCTTCTGTATTCGGCTTTGCTAATGAGGTTACTGACACAGGAACTGGTACTGGAACAGCATCCTCTGGATCTAGCGGAATGTATTGGGGACATGGAATTTTATATAGAGAGGCAGCAAACGGTTCTGGATCTTGGTGTCCTAATGGTACTGAAAGTTATCAATTTTATTGTACTACTATTTATGATGGAAAACAAGAAAGCTTACCACAGTTATTTAGTATGTGGCCAACTGGAAGACAGGCAGGAGGTCCTCATAATCATGCTGAAGCTGACTGGAAAGATGCTGTTAATAAATATTCAAATGATAGCGCAACATTAGTAGGATCTTTAAATTTTGGACTAAATACAGATCTTACTGCTGCTCCAACAGAAGGTATAAAATTACAATTATATCCTACTATAAAATGGGGAGGAAGTTCACATGGTGCAAGCACGGCAGGAAACTATGCATTTGGAGCATCTACCAATAATCTTGTAAGAGACGCAAGCTTATCTGCTGGTGGCGATCCTAGAATTACAGGTATTAAAGTTTATTATGCAGAATCTACAGATGGATTTAGTACTAAATGGGAATTATATGAATGGGATTTTGCTAAAGGATTTAAATCTGCAGAATCTGGCGGAGGAGGTAGCGGAAGTTATAATCTAGTAGATTGGACTAGTGCGCACAATGTAGGTTTAGCTGGTGGAGCGACTTATTTTTATCAACATCCTCATGCTGGTCCTGATGGTGGGGCTGGAGTTGAATACACTGATCCTCCTAAGATAAGACAATATGATATTGAGGTAGGTCACTCTTCAACTGAAACTATACATATAGATGGTATGGTTACTTCTGCGTTTTGTAATGGAAGAATATATGCTGGAGGAGTTACAGTTGATGGCAAAACTTATGGCGATAAAATTATCAGATCTCAAGTTGGTGAATATGATAAGTTTCCTTTTGATACAGGGGATGTTACTGTAGTATCAAATGATGGTGATAGAATAGTTAAGCTTGCTGAATATGCAGATAGAATATTAGAATTTAAACAAAATGTATTATATATATTGAATGTAGCAGGAGAACATGTGTTCTTGGAGGCTACTCATAAATATAAAGGCGTGACTAATCCTGGAATGGTAGCAAGTACAGATTTTGGAGTTGCTTGGGCTAATGAGAATGGATGTTATCTATATAATGGTCAGCAAGTAGTCAATATATTAGAAAAAGAAGGAATACGAAAAATATCGAAAACAGCATGGCAAGCCCATGTAGGAGAATATTCTAGAGTTGGTTATAATCCAGAGACAAGACATATTGTAGTCGTTGCTGGAGGTGCATCTGCCAATGGTGCATATATATTTGATATGACAACAAGGGCATGGATGTATCGATCTTCTTTTATTACAGATCCCAATACTGGATCAAATTTTCATAATCTTCCTGGTAGTGGAAAGCTTATTATTTGTGATGACGGTAATGAAAAAATACAGAGCTATGGAGCAGGCACAGAGGGTACAAGTGTTACAATATTAACAAAGGCTTTTGATTTCGGTCAACCAGCTGTAAGAAAGAAAATATATAAAGTGTATGTTACTTATAAAGGTGGCACTAGTCAAGCTTGCAATATAGAGTATGGAATAAATGGCACAGCCCCAGCATTAGAATTTGATACTGATTTAAATGACACCACTGGGAATACTATAATTGCTGAATGTAAACCTTCTGCTTCTATTAATAGTGCTTATACTTTTCAATTAAAGATTAGCGGTGCAGTTGCAGCTGCTTTTGAAATTCAAGATATATCTATAGTTTATAGGTTAAAAAATGTTAAATAATGGATAGAGAAACTAGAAATCTATTACACGGAAAACAGCCTAGAATAAAGGAGCTAAATAATCCTCCACAAAAACGTCAAGGTGAAACTGGAGATATGTGTATCTTTCAGAACGATTTATATGTTCGCACTAAAAATCAATGGTTAAAATTGATGAGTGGAGACAGGGTTGTTAATCAGGAAGTTACTAAAAATGTTGACCTTATTCTTTCTCAGGGAGCTGTAACGCATAGTGCTTTAAATGGAATAGGAATAAATGATCATCACAATAAACAGCATGGATTAAATAGCGATACTGATCATACTGGTACATTAGATATAGATAGAGGTGGAACTGGCCAAACAAGTGCAGCGGCAGCTGCTAATGCTTTACTTAATACAAGTCAAGGAGGATCTTTAAGTATAGGAGATGGCAGTGATACTATTACTGTTCCTGGAGATTTAGTTGTAAGTGGCACTTCTGGATTAAGCATGGATACTACAGCTACTGGTTCTGTTAACATTAAACTAGATGCTACAGATGCTCTTGTTGTTGAGCAGGCAGATGGAGATGATGTTTTAGTAGTAGATACTCAGAATTTAGCTGTAACTGTAGCTAATGGACTTTATGTTGGAACTTATAATGCTAATAATTTAATTGATGATTCAGCTCATGGCAGTACAACTACAAGATTATATATAGGTGGTAAATATATTGTTGTAGATAGCGATATAGGTTCTGCTGTTCAAGCTTATGATGCTGGACTTGCAAACCTTGCTTCTTTTAATACTAATGGACTCTTGGTTCAATCTGCAAATAATACTTTTGTAGGAAGAACAATAACAGGAACTGCAAATAAAATTACAGTTACTAACGGAGATGGTGTATCTGGAAATCCAACTATTACTTTACCAGATGATCTTGACTTAGGAGCTGGTACTAGTATTACGGCTGGTACAATTTATACAGATACTATAAAACATTCAAATGAAGGAGCTAATCCTGCAATTGCGTTTTCTGCTGGATCATCTATAGATATTACTTTAGGTACAGACAGTGGAGATGACTTTAAAATTAATAGTACTCATTTAGTAGTTGAAGGAGATACAGGTAAAGTTGGTATAGGAGTGGCTACTCCTGATCAAATGCTACATATAAAAGGAACTAATCCTCAAATTTTATTACACGAAAGTTCTTATGAGTTTGTTAGAATGGGTATTTTACCAGCTACTCATGATATGTGTTTAGGATGGGATGATAATGATGATATGCATTTCGGAGTTTTTAGTAGCAGGACAGATACTACTATTAGTACTAAAATGATTATACAATCTGATGGGGATGTAGGTATCGGAACTACTGGTCCTACACATCAGCTCCATGTAGATAGTGGTACAACTGATGATGTTGCTTTATTTAAAGCTAGTTCAAATGATTTAGCTCAAATTTTAATATCTGATGATGCAGATACAGCTTATCTTGGTATGTCAGCTGATAATACTGCATGCTGGATTGGATTCGTAAGTGGACTTAGTGCTACTAATTTAAATGTTAAAACAGATGGTAGTGTTGGAATTGGAACTACAGGTCCAAGTGAAGAATTGCATATATATAGAACAACATCTGCTGCTGTAAGTGCTAAAATAGAAACAAATCAAGACCAAGAGGCATCTTTAAAATTAAAAAATTCTCAAGGAGAATGGGAGATTAAAGCAGATAATGGGGCAGATGCATTTAGAATTGCAGATGTAGGGACTGCTTCTTTATTTACAATTCTTGCTGGTGGCAATGTTGGAATAGGTACTGGTACTCCAGGTAATACATTGGAAGTTAAATCTGCTACTGGCTCAAATGCCTATATAAGAGTTAACACTACAGATAGTGACGATAGTACTTCAGATGCTGGTATTCTACTTGCAGAAGCAGGAGCAAATAAATGGAATTTATTTAATGATGGAAGTGATAGTGATAAATTAAAACTAAATGATAAAGATGGCGATACTTGGATCACAGTAATACAAGACACTGGCAACGTTGGTATAGGGACTAGCCCTGCTTTTTCAAGCGGTAGCGGTGTAGAGATTCAAAGAGCTGGAGAAACAACATTAAGATTAGAAAATAGTGCTAATAGTAAAATTACAGAGCTAGTGCAAAGTGCAACTTCATTTGATATAGATTTGAGAAATACTCAAGGGTTAGCTATACAATTTGTTGGATCAGATAAAGTAGTTGTTGATACAAATGGAGATGTAGGTATTGGTGTTTCTGATCCAGATGCTAAATTAGAAGTGTTCTCTGGAGGAACACAATTAAAGTTATCCTATGATGGAACTCATAATTCTACTTTATCTACAAATGGTAGTGGAGATTTAACTATAGATCCTAGTGGTAATGATATCTTTATGGGAGCAGACTCCAATATAGGCTCTGCTGATTATAATTCACAAACAGCTGGATGGAGAATAACAGATCCAGGTGATGCAGACTTTAGATATTTATATGCAGATGAAATGCATGTAAAATCATTTGTAGCAGATTTAGAACAAGCATTAGCTGGAGGTCAGATAGTTAGTAAAAGCGTAGCAATAGTTGCAGAAGATTTTACAATGTGTGGTAATGGAGCTACAGTTAATTTTAAAGTGCATGACTTGCCAAGTGCTGATAACATGGCTGTATTTGAAGATGGAGACTATGTAAGATTTAGAACATTCTCTAGAGCTAGTGGTTCATTAACTATATCTGATGCATGGGGTACAGTTACATCATATTCAGATTTATCTGGAGATGACGAGGGATTACAGCAATGGACATTTGAAAGAGCTCCAAGTGGCTCTGGAGGAGCAATGTCTGATTCGACTACAGTTGTAGCAGATTCGCTAGTTCTTGATTATGGCACACCTGGTATGGGTTATTATGAAGTTAACGCGATAGACGGCAAATATGGAGCAAATTCACCATATGCACAGATTGTAACCTGGGATAATACCAATCTATTAAATGATTCAACAAGTACAATGCAGACTGATTCTTGGGCAAATACATGGAATAATACTAGTGCTGGGGCTGCTTCTACTACTAGTTATGATGTTAGTACATATTGGAAAGCTTCTTATGGACAATCTGTAAAGGTCAATATAACTAATGATGGAAGCCATGAGGATCATATTCAGCTTAAACAAAAATCTTCAGTATCTCCTTTTTTTGAACTAACAAGTGGGACTAGATATTATATTAAATTTGTAGCTAAAGCATCCTCTGGCAGGACAATAAAAGTCAAAGTAATGGAAAGTGAATCTGACTGGACTGAATATGGGCTTGTTCAATCTGTTACTCTTACTACTGACTGGAAAGAATTTGAATATTACTTTGATGCCAATACTACAACAACAGGAAGTCATGCTAATGCTACGGTAAATTTTTTCTTAGGTAATTCTGGCACAGGAGATGTATGGATAGGTGAATGTTTTCTTTATGAGGCTAAAGGACCAGGTGCATCAGGAGCATTAACTACTAAAGCAAGATTTGGACATTTAGCTGGACTATCTGTAGGAGAAAAAGATGAGTATGGATTATATGCTGGTCCAAGTAGCACAAATTATTTAAAAGCTAGTAATCTTGGATTAAAACTTTATGCAGATGCAGACACATTTACATCTTACACAGGTTCTGCTATAGAATTTCATGATACTGGTAAGAAGATGGATCTTACTGCTGGTAAAATAAAAATGTATAATGGTAATGATGTTGTATCTGAATGGGATGCCAGTACTATATATTTAGGAGATCAAGATACAGAGCATTTAAAAATTACTACATCTTCTCTTGAAATTAAGGATAGTTCTACAGTATTAGCATCTTATGGTGCAACTACTACAATTGGCAATACTAGCAGTGAACATGTTTCAATAAGCTCTAGTGGTGTAGCAATTAAAGATGGTGGCACTACTCATGCTACTTATGCATCTGATACTACTATTACAGGTGGAAATGTAACAATTAAACAAACTGCCAATCCTTCAGATGATTATATAATATTAGACTCTACTTCATTTAAAGTATTCAAAGGAGGAAATGCTGTAAGTCAATTTGGCGAAGTCGTAAAGATAGGTCGAGTTGCAGATGATCATTCTAGGTTAGAAGTTGATGCTAGTGGAAACTTAAGAATATATAATAGACAAGGATCAACCGATACAGCTAGTATAGAGTTGTTAAATAGCGGTACTGCTAATTTTGCTGGAAACATTACTGCAGCAGGTGGAACTATAGCAGGATGGGGTATTGATACTACTAAAATCCATAAAGAATCAGGTAATACGAAAATGATATTTTCGACTAATGCTAGTGAAATCAGTGGAGGTTCTTATGCTTCAAATCTTCCAGCTTTGCACATTCTTGATACCGATTCAGATTTTTTACTTTCCATGGGTATTACTACATGGGATAATGGTGGAGGTGGGGCTAATGCAGGTTTAGTTATGTTTAGTGATTATACTAGTGGTAAAAAGATATTTGAAGCTAGCTGCACAAGAGGAGGTTCATCGGGAAGCGTAAGAGCTTCAATAGCTAATTGGAAATTTAATGATGAAATGATATGGCAAGACTTTGGAGGTACTAATGCTCCAAGAAAGCTCTATATTAAAGCTAAAACAGATGAAGAAGGATTTGAACTTTATATTAATAATCAATCAGGTTCAGATAACGGAGTGACTGTAGGTCAAGTAAAAGCTGTCACTATGGGTAGATTAAGGACTACTGCAAATATAGCGAGTGGTTCAAATTTATATGATTCTGGAGACTATGGCTTTCAAATTATAAAAAGAACAGGCACTAGTGGTAGTGATGCTTATAAAGATATAATGTATGTAGGGCAGAGTAAGGCAGAGATTGCTGGATGGGAGTTTGACCAGTGGCGGTTTAAAAGATATACAAATGCAGCTGGCAGTAGTGCCGCATATAATTTTGATATAAATACCCCTACAACTGATACATATTCTTCTACTGAATTTATGACTCCTACTATAAGGACTTGGAAAGCTGATGGTACCCATATGGTGACATTTGGACAACATTATTACAAAAGTGATATTCAAAATGGCTTTGGTTTTTCCTATACTAGTGATTATGATAATGGAAGTCATGAACCTGAAATACTACTTGGAACTACAAACAAGATAGCAGGATGGACATTCACTAATGCTCAATTTGCGTCAAGTAATAGAAATGGTGGTGGTAACGCAGTTCTTACTACTGCTGGAATTGTGCTTGACTCTTCTGGCTGGATATCTGCTAGCAAGTTTTGGATTGCTCAAAATGGGAATGCTTATTTCGATGGAACTCTTGGCGTTACAAGTTTAGCAGCAACAGCTGCCCATATTAAAACTGCTAATATTGAAAATATACAATTAGCTGGAAGAATTAGAACTGGTGCGATAGATGCTAATGGAGATGCAATTGCTGCAAATTACGGGCAAAATATATTAGTAGGTGATGACATTGCTGAAAATAACAATGGCGAAATTGGCGGAGGTCAAAACTTTGACAAGAATGTTTTTATAGGTCTAGATATATGGAAAAACACCTTAACTACTGGAGTAGATACAAACAAAACTGTAGAAAAGAATGTCTGTATTGGATTTCAAGCTATGGAAGATATAAATCCTCTTTACAGTAGCGGAGGTTCATGTATTGGTAATATTGCAATAGGCTGGAATTCTGCAAAAGATAGAGTTTATGGAGAAAGTAATATATCTATTGGAACGCAAAGTGGAGGTGCTTCTGGCACAGCTACAGGCGATCATAATATTGCTATAGGCCGAGAGTGTTTAGAAAATCTAACTAGTGGCGATCAAAATATATGTATTGGCTATAAAGCTGGAGAAAATATATCTGGAGCAAATAGGAATGTATTTATAGGAACTGGAGCAGGGATTAATCATTCATCAAATAAGAGTAATAATATTGCTATAGGAGAATGGGCAGGCTGGGGAAATGAAAATATGGGTGGTGGATGTATTTATATGGGACAAAATGTAAAAGGAACTGACGATGCAGGTTTTGAAATAATTATAGGTGGTATGAGCGGAACTGGATCTGATGAATCAGGCGGTCAGGCAGGAAGGGGCACAAATACTGTGTTGATAGGATCCAAACCTGTTAGTGGAAGTCAAGTTTATAATGTATTAAATACAACTGCATGGGATACTACCTCAGATAGACGTATAAAGAAAAATATTAAAGATTATCCAGATGCTTTAGATAAAATTAATTCTGTTAAAGTTAGAAACTTTAATTATAAAGATGATTCAGAAGATATGCCTATAGATGAGCATACTGGAGAAAGTCTTAAAATGAATAATGATTCTTTAAAATTGCAAACTGGAGTTATTGCACAAGAGATAGAATCTATTTTTCCTGAATGCGTTGAGGTAACATCAAAGGGAGTTTTAACAGTTAATGCTACAGAGATAAATTGGGCATTACTTAAAGCAGTACAAGAATTATCAGCGAAAGTAACAGAATTAGAGAAGAAAATAAATTAGATGAAAATATTATTGGAAGATTGATTTAAGAACTATTATTTAATTAAATTATTATTACTAAAACGGAGCAAATATGTCAAGTAAAGTAAATAGATTCAGAAAATACAAGAGAAAGAAAGATGACTGGGAAGCGCATCAAAGAGCAACTAAAAAGAGAATGGGTGCAGCTAAATTTGGAGGATTACTTTTGGGTGGACTTGCTACTCTTGTAACGGGTGGAGCGGCAGCACCTGCAGTAGCAGCTTTATTGGCTGGTGGAGCTACTTGGGCTGGATCTAAGCTAGGAGACTGGTGGGCTAGTCAATCAGATGTAGTCAAAGAGTCTGCAGCTTCAAAGTATTATCGAGGTACTCAATCAGGCATAGATGACCTTATTGGTGAGCAGATTACATCAGATTCTTTAAAAGCTGGAGTTATGGCAGGTTTAAGCAATCTTGGTGGAAAACTCTCTTTAGGAAAAGGAGGAGTGCAGGTTAGTGGTCCACAAGGAGGGCTAGGGGCTTCGTCAACAAAAAATCTATTCACATCCACTCCTACAGATGCTGTATATGCAGATAATGTATGGGGGAAAATAGGAAAGACAATAGATTTTAAAGGTAGTCAATTAGGAAGAGGGCTTCAAGCTCATAAAACTGCTAGATTAACTAATAAATTTGATGCTGAAGGATGGATTGATAGTAGTTTGCAAGTTGATTCTGCTGCTGGCTTGCAAGGTAAGCCTGTTATGTCTTCAGACGGACGTGCTTTAATAAATCCAGAAACTGGGCTTCCAACTAAAAGTCTTGGTGATTACAAGCATAAAAATATAACTGATATGGGAAAATATGATCCTAGGGTTATAGCAATGAATAGAACTAAAGTGGATCCCAATATAATGAAGTCAAGTTACAATGTAGATCAAAGTGTAGGACTTTCTCAGCAAATGGGAGTTCCAAGAACTTCAGGTATTGGAATGGATCTTTCAAGGACTTCAGATATTGGGATAGATTCTTCCATTTTGGATGATAGGAAAATAGCTAATTTAGCAAATCAAGAAGTAGGGCAAACGCTTCAATCTAAATTTGGAGCAACTGACTATAATCTAAAACAAATAGAGATGCAAAAATATGCAAAAACTTTGAGGCCAGATGTTCCAATGGATCTTGGTGTTGCTGATGCAGATGAGTTTATGAGTGAAGGAGAGAAGTTATTAGGCGCCTATGAAGGAGCTAAAACTGATTTAAGAAGGAATTGGGCAGCTGAAAATATACAAGAATATAATATAGCTAATCCTGAAAGTAAAATTGGTGTACAATCATCTGACATTGATCCTAATTGGGGTACATTTGATGAAGCATCATGGGCTGAAGCAGAAAATGAGTTACTAGGAATAGATATAAGAGCCCATAATGCTATAGGTGAACCTCCAATATCGGGATTAGGTAATCCTACAATGTCGGGATTAGGTAATCCTACAATTATAAGAAGGTCAGTTTATAACCCACCAAATTCTCAAACGATGGATGAAATTAAAAATATGAGATATAAAGACTTATTTGGAGGTTAAAAATGTTTGATTTAAACAAATATCAAGGACATGAACGACTAAAAACTGGCGGGAAATACTATAAGTGGGAAGGACCTATTGCTAGTGGTAAATATGTAGAGTATGAAGATGATGATGGGACAAGTAATGTGCCTTATAATACTTATGATTATTACGATTGGGACTATCATCATATAAATCAAGAATTAGATGCTGGAGAATACCAGATAGGAACTACTACTGTAGGTGGTGGGCAATATGATACTGAATTTATGACAACAAATGATGAATTCAATCCTACATCTGAGCAGTTTAGAACATCTGTTAAAAAGTATGGACTTGATGAAATGGTTTCAGGTATGAGTCAAGAGTTTGGGGTTGAACTGACTTCAGCTGACTTTGATGAAATCAATTTAAAGCCATTAGAGTTTATAGAACAAGAGCAGCAGCTTGGCAAAAGTGCCTTTCTTAGAGGTAGAGCTAAGTCTGCGATAAAAACAGGTCAAACATTATTCGATATAAATCAGCAGGCTAGTCAAGCTAAGGCTACATCTGGATTAGAGTCAAGTGGCTCTGTAGATTATACTACTAAAATGGCAAAAAAAGGAGTATTTGACGAATATCTTCTTCAGCAAGATGATTTAGCTGATGCTTTTGCTAGGTCGAATATAGCAGTAGGTAAAGCTACAGAGGCTTTCTGGGATACAGAAGAAGATAAGTTTTATCAGCAGTGGACTGAAGAATATGACGCAATAACAGATTAAAATTTAAGGAGATAGTAATGGCAATTAATCCAAATAAACCAAAAATGGTAGTTGAGCAAGGACCTTTAACAGCTTTCTTAGATGAATTGCCTGGACTCTTATATCAATTTAAAAGACAGCAATGGGATTATGAAGAAGCTGCAAGAGTAAGGGATTGGGAGTCTGGAGAAAAAGAGAAGCAAAGAATATGGCAAGAAGAGCAGACATTCTTAGATAGAGAGCATGATAAAAGTATGCTGCATGTTGAAGACCAGATAATAGATCTTAATAAGGCAATAGAGAGAAAAAATAAATTAATAGATCAAGGGATGGAAATGGGTTTAGTTCCAGGAGAAGACATGACATTAGATGGCGCGAGTATAGTGGATAACGAACTTGGAGCTGTAGATCATGATATTAAAGCTTTAAGCCAAGCTATTGGACAGTTTCAAAGAGGAAATTATTTGGCAAAAACTATAGACGCGCTTGGAGATGGAAGTGGTCATGTAGAGCAATGGGAAATTGACAACTATTTAAAGCAAAATGATATAGAGATTGATTCTTCAATGAAGAAAGGTATAGAGGCTTGGACTTTAGATCCAGAGAGAAGAGTTGCAATACAACAAGGCCAACAAAGCTTAATAGATAAACAGCTTGACATTAAAAAGAAGGAAATTGAACTTGAATATCTTCCTGATCACTTACGAATTCTGCAAGAAAAAGGCGAGCTAGAGGTTAAAACATCATTGAAAAATTTAGATATTATGGATAAGACTAGCCAGCAATTAATCCTTCAGAATGAACAAATAGCAGTAAATACTGAGAATCAAAGACTGCAAATAGATGCATTAGCACAGCGAATGGAACAAGAAGATGTTGCTTTTGATCTAGAAAAAATAACTCAAGGAAATGAGGCTACTTCACAAATGTTAGTTCAAAACCTAGAACTGCAACAATTAGTTGGGAATCAACTTTTCTCTAAAATTGTGGTAGAAGATATCAATGATAATTTTACTCCTCTTTATGCCGCTATAGCAGAAGGGCAAGATGTTACTGCTGTAATTAATAAGATGGGAGCTGTTGATAGCTCTATAAAGGCAGACCTGCTATCTTTAGTAGAAGGCTTACAAGTTGGAAAGGGAGATGAGATGATTCCTGATTTCGCTCTTGTTTTAAATCAACTAGGAACAATACAGAAAGGAGTTGCTCAATATCAAGATTGGTTTAATAAAAATAAATCAGCTATTACAATGTTAGCTAATGAGCATGGAGATTCTTTAGAAGAATTTCAATCTAAATTGCTAAATCCTAAGACAGCTAAAAGAGCTCAAGCTAGACTATTAAAATTAGCTGGAGACGATTATGTTGATCAAAATATAATTTTGAAAGCATTAAGTTGGAAGCGTACTGGGATTCTTGATGATTCACAGCTACTTACACGGGCAAATGCTGTTACAAATCAGTATAGAGATTTAAATGCTTTAGAAGAGCAGTGGGGGATGTTGAAAATAAACTACACTCAAAGTTCAATAGATGGCCCTTATCCTGAAGTAGATAATATACTTGCTCCATTTGAATTCATTAATACTAGGAGTAGAATGGTTGGAGATACCACTCAAGATGATATAGATGATATATTTAGAAAAGAATAAATAGGAGTAATGAATGAACGCTGCTAGAAAAGCTAGAATTAGATCAGAGTTAAGAAATAAAGGCATCTATTGGACAGATGCACAGATTGAAGCTCATGCAGCAAAGATTGATGCTCAGTCACAAGTCGAGCAAGGGCAACCTGACGCACTTGGAGAACCAGCTGACGCATTTGGAGAACGAGATCTAAGAGCTGATGATGGGTTTTTTGGAGAAAGCGCTTTAGATTTTGTTGGAGCAGGTGTATGGGGAGCCTTAGATACAGCATCGTTTGGACTTGCAGGTTTAGGTCTTAAAAAAGCAGCTCCTAGTCTTTATGAAGATATGATGGAAGAACTCCATGATACAGGTGCTGGTAGGGTAGGTGCTACATTAGGTAGTCTTGCTGGATTTATGACACCACTTGGTGCTGTTGCTAAAGGAACAAGTCTTGCTGCTCGTACTGCTCGTACAGCATTACAATCTAGAGCTATTAAGGCTGGTAAAGCTGTAGCATCTCCAACTACAAGAACTATACAAAGGCAAGCAGCTAAGAAGCTACAATCAGAAGTCGCTAAAGCAGGTAAAAATATTACACTTAAAGAAGCAGAAAGCATTGCTAGAGCAACTTCAGATGATATTATAGGATTTGCAACTAAAGGAAAGCCTTGGTGGCAGAGACCATTCATCAAGGGTCAGGCACATCACTTTGAATATGGTCAAAGTGTTTTAAATAATGCTAAGGCTACATTGCAATCTCAAATGCCTGGAAGATTAGGCGCTGAACTTTCTAGTAGAGGAGTAAAGCTTGGTAAAGATGCGATATTAAAAATGTCTGATGATATGGTTGAAATGCTTGGAAAGAAATCATATAATAACATTGCAGAAGCAATTGGAGGTAGATGGGGTGGAAAATTTTCAGGACCTCTTGCTAAAATAGGAGGAGCAATGGCTCAAGAAGCCGTTAACTTTGGAATTATTGGTACGGTAATGGATGGTGTGCAAGCTGTAAAAGGAGAACTTGATTGGAACGATATGAGTTTTGCTCAGAGAGCTTCTCGTCATGCTTTTATGGGAGGAGCCTTTGGTTTTGTTCCTTTTGTGCCAGGAGGTAGGAATAGAAAGTTATGGCAGGATATATATAGAGCTACTGGAAGCTCAACTAAAAAACTCAATAAGCAAGTATCAGCTATGAGTTTAGATGAAGCTAAAGCTTTTGCTAGGCAGACAATGCTGAATGATAAGAGTGTTAATTATGTTGTCAATGGAACCAATATCTCTATTAAAGAATTAAAAAAAGGTAGAGGTTTAACTGCAAAAGACTTGCCAGCTTTAAAAGATGCTATTAAAGCTAAAAATATAGAAACATTGAGTCAGTTTAGAGATCTTTCTAGACTTGGACCAGAAATAAGAAAAGATTTAATTGGCTCTATACCTAGAATGGTAATAGGTGGTGTAGCATTTAATATCGAAGCTATGCAAGAAGGGGCTTTCTATAATCTAGGCCCACAGGAAGCAGCCTTTCACTTTGGGTTAGGCATGGTAATGAGTAAGACAGGCAGACCTCTTATACATGGAAAGAAACTTGAAAAGTTTGGAGTTAACTGGGGAGAAAAAGATTACTATTATGATTCTGATTTAAGAGATCTTAGTCAGAAAATGGATAGAGAGTATCACACAGGTGAAAATATTGGCGATATCATTAAGCATTTTGATGGAAATCTAATTACAGATTGGCTTGAAGTTAATCCTATACAAGATGTTGAAAACATTATTCAAATATTAAAAGATAAAAATGTTATCTATGATAAAAGTGATACAGGGTTGTTACAAACAGATGATTATAATGATGTAGCATTGAGAAATAGAGAATTATTAAATCTAGTAGATCCGCTAATACCTATATTTAAAGCTAGAAATATAGAGATGAATCCTAAAGTTACAAAGAAAGAATTAGAATCAGCGTTAAAAGATATACAGAATACTGAATCAACAAGCTTAACCTCGTCAAATAAAGATGGCACAGCAAGTAAAGTATTTCTAAATACTAGAAATAATATAGTTAAATCTATACATCAAGGTGCTGAAGCAGGATGGAAAGATATTGAATCAAGCCTATTGGATAATGTAGGACAGCAATTAGCTATATTAACAGGAAATCCTGATTACTTAGGTGCTGATGGTAGAATGAAAAGGATAAACATTGATGACAGAGGTAGATCTACTAAAGAACAACTAGCTATTAGGAAATTAAATAGCTTGCTGGATTTATTTGGTGACATGGATATAATAAAAGTAGAAGACTTTACTACAGGCAAAAGAAAAGGATTCGAAATAGAGCTGAGTGATAAAAAACTAGAACAGTTAATAGAGACTCAAGATAGATGGGAAGTTGATCTTGGTATAGAATTTTATGGTAGAGATATAGGAGGTCCTGTTGACATGTTAGATGGATCTATGTGGAGCTTCCTTGGAACTCTTGATTTGCATAGAAATGTCAGTAGAGTACATGATGTTATTATGGGTAAAAAGGGCATTGCAGGTATGGAAGATGTTGATGTCGCTAGTGTACAGTCACTTCTCAATGAAGCATTGTCACACCCTAGAAACAATAATGATAATATTATAGTAGAATCTCAAACTAAAATTAAACTTGATCCTGAAGGCATGGATTCTATAGAAGAGTATAAAATGTTAGAGAATATGCTACATGATTTATGGGCTATTAGTAATGCAGGGGGAAGGCAGCCTATTGATGGAAGAGAAGTTACAGTTGATATCACTAAAGCAAGAGCATTAAAAGAAAAATTAGTTAAAGCTGGAATGCCTGATCCAGAGTTTCATAATATGGGTCTTGATGGTAGAATGCAAACTTGGGTTGAAAAAGCTGTACAAAAGGGATTAGATGATGTTCTAGGGCATTTAGATATAGAGACAGATAAAGCCATTGTAGTAAAGAGATTAATGCAGAATGGTATTTTACAGCATAGTGTAGATAGAAGAGGAAAAAGTGTAGGCATACAAGCTCCTGTAAGAATAACTAAAGAGATGATAAGAAAAGTTAAACCTAATGCTTCTGATGATGAGGTGCAAAGTATTGTCACAGCATATGATAATGTTATGAGTAAACTTGGAACAGAACTTATTGCTCCTAGAGAGGATTTTGCATTAACTGATTTATCTGAAAATCAATTAAGTAGTATAGTAACAGCAGAACATATCTTGGATTCAGAGAAGCTTGTAAAAGATGTAGGCACTCAACAAGAAGATTTGGCATTCACAGTTCTTAGTATAGAAGATAATTTAAAAGTTCTTAGAAGTAATATAGAAAGTGGAACTGCAGATAATGTTACAGAAATTAAAGAGATGATGAAATTTGAGGAAGAAAGATTAAGACTCTTTAAAAATGAACAGTTATCATGGCATAAAACTTATGGCTCAGGTATTGAAATGTCTAGAGCTTCAGCACATTTATATCATTTTAAAAATTTACAAAATAAAAATGGCGATACATTATATGATTTATATAAACAAGGACAAACTGTTGCAGATAGAGGAGATTTTCTTTCAATTACAGAACAAATAAGAGATCTTCAAATAGAAATAGCTAATAAGGTAGGTGAAAGAGCTGATGTTAGACAATGGGATGACCGTAGACAAGAAGCTGAATTAAGGTTTGAACAAGAAGAAGTTGAGGGAAAGATTCCAGATGCTAATAATAATATTACTCCTGATGTATTTTTTAATAAACATAATATTACTGTTAATGATATATTTAACAAGGGAGAAGATGGTGCTGGAATTACATATGATTCCTCTGCTGATGCCTTATATGCTTTGTATTCTAGAAATGATCAACAAGGCTTTTCTAATAGGTTGTTTGATTTAGCAGAAAAGAATGCTGTAGATAAAAAAATAGATCTAGACCTTGATGCCCTTAGAAATGATATAATGGCAATGTCTAATTTATTTGAACGTAGATTTAATGTTAAGAGGCTTGTGGTAAATGAAGGCTCTGGAACATTTGAAAATGCCGAGATATCTAAAGGATTTCTAACAGATTTATTCTCTGAAGTATTTCAAGGCACTGCAGGAGACATGGTATTATTATCTTCTGACTATTTCCAAGGAGGTAGATATCAAAATATTGCAACAAATACTACAGGCATAGCTCATATAAGAAATATTCTTAGTAGTGATGCTTTCTTTGCTACTCTTGATAGAGGTGGTGCTATTAATACTAAATACCTTAAAGATGGTAGAATTACATCTGTTAAGGATGGAAAAGAATATGCTGGAAATATAGATCTATCTACACAGCTAATTGAAGGTAAGCATTATGTAATAGGAGTAGATGAAAATATTAACATAGTAGTACCTGAAGCAGGTTTCGATAAGCTTGCAGATTCATTTGTAAGATGGTATGAGAAGAATTCTAATACTCCTTATGTTAAGAATGCTATAAAGAAAATGGGTGGAGCAAAGGAGTTATTTAAGCAATTAGAAACCTATCATAAACAGCTTACAGAGATTAGAAGAAAAGATGGTTCATATAATGCAGAAGCTTTCTCTAGAGATCATAAGAATAATAATGAGTTTATGGAAGATGCAATGTATACAATGTTCAATGTTATGTATGGCGAAAAAATAGATGGAGACTGGTTGCAAGATGCTTACTTTGACAACTCTACAGGTCTTAAAGGTTATAAATATAAAAGATTAGCTCAGAACCAAGGTTATGCTAGGAATAGTAAAGAAAGAAAGCAAATGCTTAAAACTTTATATAGCAAGACTAAAAATAAAAGATTTAAAAAATTAATTAAGAAATATACAGATAAAGATATTGTCAATGTTGCAGTAATAGATGATGGAGCAAAATCTGAAGCTGGAGAAGATGCTTTAGGTTTAATTACAGATAATAGAAGTGTTGCTGAAGCTAGATTAGAAGCAATGAAAGATCAGATTAGCTCTGAAGATTATGCTGAAATGCAGAAATTATTAAGAGATAGTAATTCTATTAATGCTGAATCAGTTAATGGAATGACAGCTGTTAGTAGAGATTTCCTTGATTATCTTTTACTTCTTAATGGACAAGGGAATTTAATAGGAGAATCATCTGGACAGAAACCTGTAGGGCTTAGTAGCTATACAGATTCAGATGGCAGAATGCATGTTTTCTATAATAAAACACATTACTTTTATGATACTAAGTTAGATCCTTTCTTTAAAAAGAATAAGGATTTAGATATGTTAGCATTTAAAAGTGGAGCTAAGAAAGCGAAAACTATAGATCCCACCAATAGAAATTTAGATAATGAATTTATACCTATTTCTAATATACCTAAAGTTGGAGATAAAATAAATCTTACAAAGTTTATTAATAATTTAGAATTATCATCTGGAGATGCTGGTGTAATGCCTGTTCAATTTGATCAAAGTTTATCTGGAACTATTTATGGTAAACCTAAAGGTGCAAATGTTATGAAGCAATTTGACAATTGGACCAATAGGAAAGTTCAGAAAGATTTATATGAATGGGCTAGAGTAGATATGGCAAATAGATTTGCTGAAGTAACTATAGAATTATATCATCCAGAAAATGTAGATGCTGCATCCAGAGAAGCAATGTCATTTATATCTCAAGGAAATAAAGATGGTAGCATGTCTACTGAGGCTCCTAATGCATCAACAGCTGCAATATGGTTAGAGTCTGGAGGTGTTCCTTTCTCAGAAATGTCAAAAGGATTATATGATGCTCTTATTAAACGTAGACATATTGATAATGCAGGTGTATTTGATGGATTTACAGACGCAGGTGGTGTCCCAGTTATCAGAGGAAATCTAGATGGAGACTTAAATATACCTGTTTATAGAGGAGATCAGCAAATAAAATTAGGGGAAGCAAACGTAACAAGTACTTATCTCGATAGAAACATTAACTTTAAGGGAAAATTTGGTGCCGTAGTGGGCGGTAAAAGCAAAGTAAGGCAAAGAGAGTCATATAAGAATAAAAGCTCGCTTACGGTGTCATTTGCGCTTAAAAACGATAAAGGTGGTAGAGATCTGATTGTTGACTTATCTACTGGCAAGATGATGGATCCATTAAATAATAAAGGTAAACTATCTGACGCTGAATATAAAGATATAGCAATAATGGTTGAAAAGTTAACTAAGAAATTAGGCTCTGAAAAAGAACTTGTTACATGGAGAGATGTTCATAATGAACTATTAGGTTCTGACTATAAAGGTGCTAATCTAGCTATCATGAGTGTTCCCGCTCCCCGTACTGGCCCGCACGATGCAATGGTAGTTAAAATTAAAAATTTATTAGACGCTAAGGATGGAGGATTAATAGAGTTAAATTCTTATGATGTGACTATGCGTGGTCAAAGGGACTATGATACTGATAAGTTACCTTTCTATATGGATACTCCATGGAGTGCAATGGAACAATCATATTTAGAGAATGGAAGGATCAAAGAAGCTGCACCCATTACTGATCCTACTATGAAAAAAAGACCTACTGATTTTGATATATATGATAATAGATCATTTAGAGCTCATAATCAGAATGTTAATAATTACAAGAGGTTAAGAGGTCCTGTAATTAAAATGCAAAGAAAGTTAAGCTATGCACAAAGATTATTTGAACAGATTGGTGGAATAGATTTAGGTGACGGATCAAAAATTGTATTCACTAAAGATCCACAGAAGGCAATGCAAAGATTAGTTAACGATTCTCAGAATGTTTTAGATATATATGATGGTACTCCAGTTTCTTTAGAAGATATGAATTCATGGTCTAGAAAAACTTTATTTGAAAATAGCGAAACAGATGGGTATGTTGGGGTTGATACAGATCAGCCATTCTTTCAGCTAGAAGTTACAGATGGAAAAGAATCTACTCTTAAAACTATTGACAGTGAAGGTCATAGAATGATTGTTGAAAAAGTTTTAAATGATTTTGGTAGACTTTTACAATTAGAATCTAATATTTATGAAGCTGGTCAAGCTAAATCTCCTAGATATGAAGATATGGTTGCAGCTTATAGAGACTTTAAGCACCAATATAGCAATAATGCTGAAGCTGTAAATTGGAACTTTTATCATTATTTAGTACATAAAGGTAATAAGTCTTTTGCTGAAGAATTATTTTTTAATAAAGATACTGATAGAATAAAAGCTGGAACGATTAATAATGTTATGGGTACTATTGCTAAGTCTATAACAGATGGACCTACTCCTTTCCTTAAATCTTTAGATGCTGTTGTTGGAAGAGATCACTTAAGGGTAAGAGAATCTTATGGCAAGTCAGGTGATGATTATTTTAATAGTGGTATAATGAAATTGATTGGTAAAAGAAGAGCTCAAGTACTTGAAGTATTTAGACATGAAGGTGAAATAACAGATCAAACATTGTCAGGTCATAAAGATACTATAGTTGATGATATGTGGGATAAGTTTTATAATGGTAGAACTCATGAAGAAATGATGGTTCAAGTAAATAATATAGAGTCAGAACTTAGAAGAACTGAAAGAAGTTATGAAGCAGAACAAGCTAAGCCTCATTCTGATGATGCATACTTGGCAATGCTAGAAGAGGATATATTAATTAAATCTGAAGCATTAAAGGCAATGCTTGATAAAATGTCTATCACTCCAGATAGTGATGGTAAGTTCTTACACGGGCAAACTATTTTTAAAGGTGGAAAAGATAGAAATCAAGAGTTTACAGCTAATAATTTTATTATTATTAGAAAGTCACGAAATGGAGAATTTGTAAGGCAAGTTGAAAAAGGTGAAAAGTTTAAGCTAGGTAAAAAGGAAGTAGCTGTAGAAAATGCTATGGTAGCTAAGCCTATTGTAGAACATGAACTTCTAGATGGAGCTGCTTTTGCATATAGCGTATTAGGAAGATATTCTAATGTTACAGAAGTTGATCTTCCAGAATTTAGAAATATTGTTAAAGAGACAAGAAAAGCTATAAAAAATTCTTCTAGAAAATTAATAGAGAGAAAAGGATATAGAGATTGGTCAGAAAATCAAGCTCAAGTGCAAGCTGCTATAGACGCAGGATTACAAAAAATTAAAGAACTTGCATTAAAAGATTCGGATATATTAAGAGATACAGAAAACACATGGATTGGTCAGATGCCTATAGGAAAAGAATCTTATGGATTAGATTTCTTATTATCTATGATGATTCCAGATCATAGTAGTAATCCTAATGAGTTCCATTTTAGCCCTAAGACTGGAAGTTTTATGCCAGCTGTAATGGCTCCTAAGAGATCAGTTATTAATTCAGTTATGAGATCTATAGAGCAATATCAAATTGTTCCTAATTATAAAGATTTTGTAAAAGATTTCGCTCAAATACATAGAGCATTCTATGAATCAATGGTTGCAGGTAGAGGGTTTGATCAAGCTATGAGTAAAATGCAAGAATCTGATTTCAGAGGTGCATTATTACATACTAATATTAAAGAAGTTCAGAATAATACTTTCATGTCAAGTAAAGACTATAAGAGCATGGATGATATTTTTGATGCTATGCCTCCAATCCTTTCAGATTATGCTGAATTATATAGACAGATATTACAAGATGGAGCTTTAACTGATCCATTGACAGCTTTTGAATTAAGAAGACAAATTATAGAAGATCCAAGCCTAGGTGCAGATGCTTATTCTAGAATCTTTCAACAGTCTCGTGGAGAACTGATTGGTGATATATTTGGAGGAAGACAATTTGCTAATAATAAAGGTCAGGGTCAATTACTAGGAGAGGTATTGGTAACTAGAAATGATGTAGCTCGTAGACAAGTCACTGGATCTAAACAAGCTGCAAGAGGTACTGAGATTAGAGATATGATGGAAGGTGTAACAGGTAGGCAGAATGAAAATAAAGAAAATTGTAACTATTAGGAGATTATAATGCCTTGCGGTAAGAAATTTGCAATATGGGAAGAATCAGATAAAGTTTTAAACAAATGGATAGATTCTAAAGTTCTAGAGAAATGGGGCTTTACTAATGATAAAAGTGCATTTAAAAAATTATTTGAAGCTTCTACTGGAAAAGTTTTTATGGCTGGAGACCATCTTAATGCTAAAGATTATAAAAAAATGAATGTTGCTATTGACACATTAGAAAGAGATTTACAAAATCCTGGAGCATTAAGTAATAAATTTTTAAGAAACTTCTATGTTGGTCAAGCTAAGAACATGAGAAATCCTGTTACAAAAGATTTTTATGAAACTCTAGTTAATGCTAATGAATTTAGAAATAGAAGATCTGCAGTTATGATGTCAAATTATGGTGATATGTTATCAGATTTAAAACTTGCTATTATGGAATTTCAAGGATCACCAACAGATAATGTCTCTAAAGGCAGTTATCAAATGAAAGATATAATTAGAATGAATCATGCAAAAGGCAAGATGAAAGCTAATAAATTATTTAATACACTGAACAATAAAGAAAAAGCATTGATAAAAAAGAAAGCTCAAGGAGAAAGTTTTCAGAATGAAATGGCAGAGCTTTTTCAATTTTTAGAGAATGAAGGTTCAGTATTTCAAGATTTTATAGATCGAGTAGTAGCTGGAAATGATATAGCATTAAGACATAAATATAGAGGTGAGAAAGTAAGTCCTGCATATATAAATAGAATTAACAATGCTGCTTCTAAATGGAATGGTGTCCAAGCAGAAGCACAAACAAGTTTAATTCAATCTATAAATAATTTATCTGAAACTATTAAATTAAAATATGGCAAAGAAAGTAAAACAGCTACTCGTCTGATAGATGAATATAATAAGATATCTACTCAGCTAGAAAATTCTAAAGAAGGATATATACCTCATTACATATTAGATATATTAGGTCAATCTTTAGAAATAAGAGATAGAATGAATGCATCTAAATCTAATTCAGAAAGAGATAATATATTAAATGAATATATAGGTAAAACTAAAGAAATTAATACTAATTTAATTCAAAGGCTTAAAGCTAGGGGAACAGAAGTTAATGAATTTTTCTCTAGAAATCCAGTCCTATATGCATCTAAATATATAGAACAAGTATTACAGTTTAATCACAGTTCTTTTATTGACTTAGCATACACTAAAGGTCTACAAAAGCTTACTAATGTAGCATTTAAGAATGATGGAAAAGAAGGAGATGCTGCAAAAGTATATCTAGATATCTTTAATGATATGCGTGATAAATCTTTAAAAAGAAATAGAATAGATACTGATAGCACATCAGATAATCTTTTTAGACTTATAACATCAATCCAGTTTACTTCTAAGTTAGGATTTTCTCTTAGAGGCGCCATTAGAAATGCAACTCAAAGACTTTTAAATTGGCAATATTTTGGAACACAAGCATTGCTAGATGCTAGAAAAGCTTATAATGGAAATGATGATTATAAGAATGCAATGGATACTGAATTACATAAACATGGATTAAAATTTTTAGATATTTCTAAGGTAACAGAGGGAGCTGTAACAGCTGCAGATTTAGTAGCACATGGTATTAAATATGAAGATGGGAATCTTTCATTTAAAGATAAAGAAACAATATTAGAAAAGCTTACTAAACTTGGAATGAAAACATCTGAAGCATCATCTATCTTTACGCAATTGGCTGAAAATTCTAATAGGCAATCAACATTTAGGGTTGCCTTTAACAAAAGAATAGACCAATTAAAACAGACTGATAAATATGCTGGAGTTACAGATGCAAAAGAATTAGAAGATATGTATACTATGGCTGGAAATTATGCAGCTAAAATGACATCATTACTTCACTTTGAATATTCTCCAATAGGTAAAGCTGGTCTCATACAATCTAAACCTGGAGCTATATTAGGACAATTTTCACATTATGCGTTTTCATTTGCTAATTTCCAAACTCAAATGGTAAAAGATTATGGTAGAGCCTTTAAAGCTGGAGATTATACAGGTGAAGAAGGGGCTAGAATAGTGAGAATGGCTTTATTAGGCGGACTGACAGAGTTAGCTAGTGTTGTAACTGATGTTAATCTTACTAGCTATATACAGAATGATACCTTAAATAGATCTTTAGAATTTATTAAATTTCTATTTGGAGATGAAGAAGAAAAAAGAGAAGCATTTTATGGCAAAGGGATAGCTGGAGCTATAGGCTCAGTACCTATATCTGATTTAATAGAACTTCACAATCTAGGGGCGGCTGCTGGATATTGGAACCTTTTAGCAGATGAAGAAAGTACAGCAGGGTGGCTCATGGGAATGAAAGAATATGATAGAATAGATGATAAAGAGTTTGCTAAAGAAGTTGGAGGTATGTTTAGCATTGAGGGAGAAAGACTTCTTAGAAGAACATTACCTTCTCTTAGAGATTTTGGTGCAATGCAAGCTATAAGAGCAGAACTTGGTTTATACCCAGGAACAACTACAATGGGTTTAAAAACTAGAAGCCTTAGAAAGAAAGCTTTAGATACAATGTCTGGTAAAAAACCAGCTGGTAGAACAAGAGATTACAATAAGAGCAAGTATTCGAGGGACTCCATTATGAAATCCCTCGATAGATTCTAGTCTTTTTCTTTAACGTTTTCACTTATAATTGTATTCAATGTTTCGTATGTTTCATTGATCTTGGCAACTATAAAAGCTAAATCATTAGTTAGTGTTTTTAAGAGAATATCACCACCATCCTCATGATTATAACGAGAAAGTTTAACTAGATTTTTATTAACAGTATTTATTTTATTAAAGACTTCTTTACTGATTATCACTTAACGACCTTTCATTATCTGCATGTAACATGTCACAGAATACTGTAAATGGTATTGCTACATATGGTTGTTTGCCATTCTTTTTAAAGACTATAGCTGGCGCACTACAGTCAGGCTTATTAGTTTCACATTGCTCAATAGCCTTCCATATTTGCACTCTCTCTACATTCTTACATTCAAAGCTAAATTTACAAACTTTTTTCGCTGCTGGTGTTCTAACAATATCTTCACCACCCATGCCCATGGTTTGAGATTGTATATCATCTGGATGTAATTGATGATATATTTCTCTTAACATGTCTCTTACAAAGTTTTGTAATCTCCGACCTTTAGCTTTACTTGCTCTTGGATTATTCTTTTTCTTTTTCATCTCTAAGCTTATTATATTGGACTGTTAACCATTGATCTATATCTTGTAAGTCTTTATATATATGAACTTTCCTCTGATCGGAAGAGGTATTCATATAATATTCTTTTAGATCATGATATAAATAGGCTACTAATTTAGCTACAGAATCCAATTGTTTTTTATTCATTTCCAATTTAACTTCTTTTGGAGTATCTATATATTTTGCTTTCATAGTCCACTCCTCTGTTTTTTTATTATATCTTATATAAGGTACAGGTTTATTCCTCTTCTGTAACCCTTGTTGCTTGGATTGAGAATGCTTCTTTTCCATAATCTGCTTTCCTCCACATAGCCAGGTTTATTTTCTCATCGTTAATTACTACATCACCAGTAAACATTGGATATTTACTATTAGGTGTGTGCTTAGGATTTTTACTTACAAATCCATACCCTATTTTTTCATATTTCTTTGCCATTTTTCTCCTTTGTGTCTATCATGGCCCAGAGAAGCATAAGATACACTATTGCATCTTTTATCCTCCCTCGAACATCTTCTCTTTGTGATTTATGCCCAGATAAGTAGGCAGTTATTCCATCAATATGCTTTAAAAGATATACCATTAAGGTTTTATCTGGAGTAATATTTAATGCCTTACCAACTCTTTCAAAGTTTGCAAATACATTATTTACTTCATGTGCATATTCTTTCTGGCCAGCATCTCTAGTCTGTTCGACTTCCTTCCAGATGTGACTCATTAGCCTTGTCATTTCTTCGTGCTTCATCAGCTAACTCCTTTAATCTTTTTTGCATCCAGCTATTAAACTTGACATTATCTTCATTATATTCTATATATCCTATAAAGAATGTCTGAAGTTCATGAAAACTAGTAGATAATATTTCTATCTTTCTATGCGCTTCAGCTAATAAGCTTTCAAACTGCTTATAGCCAAGTTTCTTTTTATTTTCTGGCTTTTTCATTATAAGCCCATCCTAGTTTTAATTCTCTTTACATCCTGCAATAATACAGTTATAGTTTGAGAATTTTGCTCAATAGATCTAAGTAGATGTAGATAATCATCTTGACTTAAGCTCCATTTAGGGGTTGCAACTTTTTTAGGTTTTATTTTAGTTTCTGGCATACTATCTCCTCTTTATGTAGGAATGGTAACACTATTGATTGAGGCTGGTTTAGTTCATACTACCAGCAAATAATCCAGGTTTGACTCTCCCTAGTATTACCATCTTCCTACCATTCTATTTGGGTTATACATTAAGAATTGATACACCCACCAACAATCTCCATTATTGGAAGCATTTAATGCGCATTTCTTATCTCTGTAACCTACCGTAAGGTTACGATATTCTTCAAGAAATACTTCTTTTCTGTGCTCATGGGGGTGATGCAATTCATTTTAATCCTCTAACGTAAGAGTTATTGACAAGCCTAACTCCAGGAATTCTATTACCTTCCTTTAGTTCTGCGAGGATCCTCTTTTTATCTAGTTTTCTTGTTATCACTTCTATGTAATATTCTTCTGGAATATCTTCTTCTGAAATTATGTCTACTTTACCAGCTGATTTAGCTATCTTAATAGGGTTAAAATCAGAATGCTTTGGTAGTAAACCTAGCTCATTATGTGAACTAATTACAAGCATTTTTAATCTTTCCTGAGCTCTTTTCATTACAGCTGTATGATTTTTCAGTTTCTGGATTTGCTCCTCAAATAGCGAAATCTCTTTTTCAGACTCTTTATATAGCCAGAAAATTCCATCTTCTTTTTTATGGAGCTCTGTATATAATTCGTCAACTCTCGCCATGAGGTCTTCTTCGTTGAATATTTCATATTCGTTCCTTGCTAAAACTAGATCGCGAGTTATTTCAACTAGTGACTTGCTCATAGGCAGGTACCTCCGTTCCAGTTATTCTAACATCTTCTACCCACAACTTTACGTCAAGGGTTTCTCTTTCACGATTTGCTTCTGACTTAACATGCAATTGTGCAATCTGCCCAGTAGTATTCTTAATGGGATTTATAGATATAAGTTTATTTGCATTATATGCTACTCTAAATGAGCCTTTAGCTGAAGCCATATTCATACCTTCATGAAAAGCTTGTTTAGTTATTTCACTTACTGCAAATACTATTATATTATTTTGCACTGCTAATTCCATTAGTCCTTGTGAAGCCTCTTCTACTTTCATATTATTATCTCTCTGCTGCGATCTTAATAAACCCATATGATCTACTACTACTATTTCAGGTTTTACAGGAAGCATTGATATTCTTTTCTGTAATTCTGTAGGATAACAAGATCCATAATCTACAGTTAACCATGAGAAATCTTTAGTAATACCATTACGCATAGATTTATAATGCTCTGCTATTTCATCTTCTTTCCAACCTCTTTCTATCATAACAAATCTAGACCATATTTGTCTTGGTGACATCTCCATTTCCATGAAATATGTTGGCTTTTTGAAATAATTAACCCAATTTTGTAATAACATAGTTTTCATAGATTTAGGAGGAGCTTGTATTATCACTACTTCTCCAGGATATACAGGAAATCTCTGTCCATACATAGAACCTAGGTCTAATGGTTTTTGATCTGTAGTATAGAATTCAGACATTACTTTATCCATATCTGTAGCTGTCATAACTGATTGAGACTTTTTAGCTTTAAATAATACACATGTATTTTTACATAGTTTATCTTTAATTGTATCATCACAACCATATCTATATCCAGCACCACCATGTCCTTCATAGCAACTGTTAATTATAGATTCCATTTCTTCTACTTTAAATGGCTTAGCCAAGCTATCAACTTTTTGTCTCCAATATTCCATTACCTGAATCACAA